AATGGAATTCCCTTTTTATTAAGTTAATACCATTATTTATAATTTTACATATAATGGAGATATGTACCGACAACATACTTATCATCAGACTTTGCGGGCATACATTGATGTGGGTGTGTCCAGAAAGGTGGCCAGATGGCAAGTCTTCCCTTAACTGGATTCACACTTAGATTATAATCTGGGAAAACGGTCTCCCCACCCTCTTCGACATCATTCAAATAAAAGAAACATGCAACAAATCTTTTTGCAGATAAGTGGTCTCCAACATCTGAATGATATTTAAAATCATCAGCAGAACCCTTAGTATATTTTTTCATTTTAATTTCTTCGTTGACACACTGGCCAGGAAAAAACATAATGTTATTATGTCTGCGATACATTTCAGTATACTCAGAAATAATACTTAAAAGTTTCATAGAAAATTCTTCAAACTCTGGGAACTTTTCAGATAGTTCTGGGTCAAAGAAATTTACTTCGGTATATGTTCTCGCTTCGGTATTTACTTTTCTGTGATGTTCGTTTGCATCTTCAAACAATTCAATCATCTTAGTACAATCTTCATCAGATAAAACATTATCCCAAACAGAAATAAATGCCCGTTGGCCATCTGGTGGTCGTATATCAAAATTATCTTCATCTACTTCAAAATGAACTGTTGTTTCTGCAGTAGTTGCAGTATTTGCTTCTTGTGTCATATTTTTATCTCCACACTTCCAATTTTTTTCTTTCCTTCGTTTTGAAAATTCTTATAGGATGATGTACTCACTTCTTCTACGATATCATCTTGTGCAGAATTTTCTGCATCATACAGTCGCATCTTTGGCCTATCGATTCCGACAACAAAGCGTTTATGATTATTAATGTCATTATATCTATTCTTCAATTGTTTAACCAAAATCTGATTCATGTCTTCCAACTCTTCAGTAGATATCAACGCAAACATCAAGTCTGCAGTCGCAGGAAGTCCAAAAGACTCTGAAGTATCTGTTAAGTCAACATCTGTATTTGAGTAGCCAGAACGAGTGGTCTGTGTCGCACTGATGATAGGTACATTATTCTCAACAGCAAGTCCTCTCAGTTCTTCTGCAATTGATTTTACAAGAGTATAAGAGTTTATACCAGCACCATATCGAATTCTTGCAGAACTACAAATATTCAAATAATCAATGAATATAACATCAGGGGTAAAGTTCTTTTTCAGATGCAATTCATTCAACAAATGTCTAAAGTGATTTGCATTTGCAACTGCAGTTGGATACTCTTTAATAATCAACTTACCAGTGGTTTTGTTTTTAATCTTTTCTATTTTCTTCTCAAATGAAGATTTCGAAGTACTTGCAACATCCGCAATAGAAATGTTAAGCAAGTTAGCATCAATTCTTTCTGCAATTTTTTCTTCAGACATTTCTAATGTAATGTATAAAACATTTTTCCCCATCATATAATGGTTTGCTGCAAGGTCACACATAAACAAAGATTTACCAACACCTGTACCAGCAAGAGCAACATTTAATGTTTTGTTCGATAGTCCACCTTTGGTAATTTCGTTGAATAATTCCAAGTGAAAAGGTATCTTTTCTTCTACTCTATTATAAAACTCAAATCTAGTTTCAAAATCATCAACAAAATCATGTCCAATATGTGTATCAAATGATACAGCAAGTGCATCCTGTAGTAGTTTTGGTAAATCACCCTTCTGATCTTCATGGTCATTCAATATACTGATAGATTTCATAACTGCATTATATAATGCACGTTCTTGACACCACTTTTCAGTATGGTCTACTTGCCAGTCTGTTTGTTTCTCATCCGTTTCTTTTAATGACTCAATAAGAGCATGTGACTCTTTAAAATTATTTTCACTCAAACTAACATCATCTAATGATATCATTAAAGAATCTTTGGTTGGTGTAGTATTGTATTTTTCAACATGACTACGAATCAACTCAAATATAACTTTATTTGGTTCACTAGTAAAATAATCTTTTTCTAGGTATGGCAATGTTCTTCGCACATAATCTTCATTAGAATATAATGCACTTAGAATTATACTTTCACTTAATTCCATTCAATTTATCCGCTTCATCATAAAGTTTTTTTGCTTCAGACTCTAAGGTCTTCGCTCTATTATGTAGTTCTATAATCTTTTCTTCTTTAGTTAAAGTTTTTTTTTGATCGATCAAAGTAATTGTTTCTGGTTCTTTATCTTCAGTACCATAAACTTCTTTCCACTTATCTGCAGGACATCTTAGATTTGCAATCTTTGCTTTTGCAGGCATAAAACATCCACACTTTTTACATACGAGTGCCAAACCTTGAAAGTGTTCACACCCTCTACAAGTATTGAGTCTTTGTTTATACACATGTTTAGAAGCAAAGATTTTCATCTAATTACCAACTCTATATTTCTTTTTCAAGAAGTCATTGAACTTAGAGTCCGCCAGTAGGTTTTCCCAAAACTCCATGGAATGAGTTTCTTTTTCACGAAACTTCTTATCATCAACTTCACCAGTTTCTGGATCAACCATTTGATACCATCCACCAGATCTAGATATTACACCATAATCTAGTGCCATGTCAAGAAGACCTGATGTTTTATCTACACCATTATCCCAAGATACTGAAATTGGAATTTTAGATTTTTCTTTAACAAACCTAGACTTCTCCACATTGATTACAAAGTGATAACCTTGAATTTCTGCACCAACTTTATCTTGTTGTCTACCTACAATCCAAATAGTATCTGCACTATAATACATTCCAGTACCACCAGAAACTACCTTTGTTGGATACAGTCCTTGAGAATCGTATGTATGATTAATTGCAACCATTGGAATATCTTTCATTGTTAGATGTGGAGTTACCATTCTAAACAAAGACTTGAATTGTTTTGCTCTTGTCATATCGGCGGCGGATTTTTGATTCTCCGCATCTTCTACTTCTTTTTTGGACGCAAGGTTTCCTACAGAATCAACCATGATAAAAAGTTTGTCTTCTGTTTCGATTTCTTTTAACTGCGAAACTATATCAAATTTTAATTCTTCCAAATCAGTAACTGGAATATGTACAACTCTTGATGTATCGATATCGAACACATCAAAATAATTTTGCGGTGTACCAAATTCACTATCATAAAAAAGTGCAACACCTTCTGGATACTTGTCAAGATATGCCTTCATCATAATCAAACCAAATGCAGTCTTGAAGTGTTTACTAGGGCCTGCAATCATAGTCAACCCAGATGTATATCCTTTATCCAACGAACCAGAAAATGCAACATTCACTGCAGGAATGTTTGTAGGAATATTATCCTTTTCGTGTAGAAATGGAGATTCGGAAAGAGTATTAACTCTTCCGTCTTTGAAAGAAGTATTCTTTCTCAATTTACTCATTAGTCCAGACATATTATTCTCCTATTAAAAAAAATCGTCTATTGTGAATATTTTTTCAACCTTCCATCCAATAGCATCAGTGATGGTTTTAATTGGATCAAGGAAGGCCTTTTCGAATTGTTTTGTATAGTCAATGTAATCATTTAATCCAAACTCATTTGGAATAACTGATGCCATCGCAATGGTATTATTGCCAATTGGATTTGGTTCTTTAAGGTAAACAAACTTAATCTTTTCGCCCTCCTTAATAACTGGATAAGTCATATCCAATTTATGTTTCTTAACCAAATTATTGAAATGAATGACACCCTTTACATGGATGGGCGTTCCTTTCTTGTATAGTTCTGCAGAATCGAAATACTTTCGTAATCCGTTGACACTTCTAGGAAATGCAACCTCATCTACAGGAAAGGTTTTAAAGTCTTCTCTAAAAGTGTCGATAAACTGAATAAGTTCATCGTTATCACCACCCATAATAACCTTAAAGGATTCTTTCAATTTATCCCGACATGCTGCTGGGGTAGATGATCGAACCGCCTCGATGCCCATAATTTTTAGGTCTGGTTCTTTATATCGAACTCCCTCACTGTCATGGACATTTAGAATATATCTTTTCTTCGCAGTCCACAATCCTTTTGATGCAATAACTTCTCTTTTCATGAACATCTTCTGTTCATATGCATTCATATACGAAGCAAGTTCTTGATAACTACGATCAATAAAAGGTT